ATTTTATGTGGGCCGAAGCCCACATTTAATTAATTATTATACTGCTGTTGCGTCTGATAAGTTGTTAGCTTGAACATACGTAAAAGTAACACTTACTTGACCTGTAGTTGCAGTACTTCCTGCAGCTATAAGAGTCGCTGTAATTTGTGTATCAGCATCAAATCTATCAGCTTCATCTAAAGCGCCGTTAGCTATAGAAGAAGTTTCTCCTTGAGCTTTGATGTTAGTATTAGCTATAAAGAATGCAGCTGATCCTGTTTTTCCAACTGAAACAGTTGCTGTAGTACCTTGGTCACTTGCTATTGCAACTCTAATTGTAGTTGTAAGTAATTGTGAGTTTTTTGGTATTACACCTACGTTGTAAGTAGTTGTTCCAGCTGCTACTGCTGCATCAATCATAATTGATTGAGACATTACAACTTGACCAACGTTTGCGATGTTAGTACCAATAGTTGTACCTGTAGTGTTTCTTATATTTCCGGCCGTAATAGGTCCAGAAAAGTTAGTTGTAGCCATGATTATTCTCCTAGTTAAATTCTACATAGTCTCTAGGCCGTCGACTATACTGCGTCTATGCAGAATATTAATTTATGTATAGTGTCAAAATTATATACTAGTTTTTAGTAGAGTGCAAGAGATCCCTAGGAATGATTAACGTTTCAGCGATGTAAAGTCTTAATTAACCAGCGTAAAGATGGATCTCACCATCTTTAAGATTATTAAGAACTTCTGCTTCTTGTTCTCTAATGATTGATCTAACTACTCGTTTGATCTCATCACCTAGAACAGACATTTCTGGTGTTATTTGTCCTCTGTTCTCAAGAAATAACTCGTTCCATTTAGATTCGAGTTTCAGTTTCTTTGCGAACAATACCATGTTGTCCTGAGCCATTTTGAACCTCCTCATAGGTTATGTAAAAACCATTTGAAGTACTAGTATACTGCAGATCGTTTTTTTCCCATTTTATATCAGATTTTCCTAGAAAGTCAATAATAGGTTTATTTAGCTCTTCCGTATTATTTATCTCTTTTTCACTTTCAATTTCAAAACTAGTTTGAAGATATTTCGTAAATATTTTTACAATATATTTATGTTCAGTCATTTTTTCTTTCTATATGTTAAATGAGGCGGGATTGTGTCCCGCCTCAAATAATTAATTATTATGCACCTGGTGATGCAAAAATACCTCTAAAGTCAGAAACTCCAAAAGAGTATCTTTCTCTAGCTTTGTATCTTACGTTACCAGTGTCGAAGTCACCTTCCATAGCAGTCTTAATAGGTGCTCTGTTAAAGTACTTCATTCCATTTGGAACATCAGTAATGATGTAGAACGCATCTGGATCAGTTAAGAAATTGTTCACTCTGTAACCTTGAGGAACCATTCCCATAGACGCAATTGCGTTAATATCATTATCAGCAGTACCAACTCTACCTTGAGATTTCATTAATCTCTCAGCAGTGAACTGAAGTTCAGAAGGAACGATCATTTTAATACCTCTTGCAGCAATTTTTAGACCTCTTTCGTCTGTCATTGCAGCAATGTCTATTAAAGATTGCTCTAGTGAAGTTTCGTTCAAGTCAGCAGCCGTAGCTAATGTGTTTGATACAGTTCCACTAATTGTTGGGTGAGAAGCACTGAATAAAGCAGTACCATCACCTGAAGTGAATGTGCCAAAACCATTAATTAACGGGTTAACCGCTTTAACTTGTTTTGTGTTCGCCATAGATCTAGCTAACGCTTTAGTATATCTACTTCCAAGTCTGTCATATAGGTTATCTTCAACCGCTTCTTCAGTGATTGAAAACGCTAAAGCTACAGTCTCGTGAGTGTATCTAGCAGTGTATGTCTCTTGAGCATTGTCAAAAGTTACACCTGATCCCTCAGACTTAGTCTGTGCTTGAGCAAAACCTGATAACATTACTTCTTCTTCAAACGCTCTGTCTGAAGATTCAGTAGTATATATTTCAGCATGCTGATTCTCGTAACGTTTATATTCCAGACCGAATAGTGCATTCAAACCTGGTTCTAGTTCTTTAACTAGTTGTCCTCTTGATATCGCCATGTTCTATACTCCTTACGTACCAGTTGTTACTTTAAGTTCATGTTCTGCAATCACAACAACCCAATTAACGTTAGCAGATGCTACGTCAGAATTGTCGGGATCTTTAGATGCTCCCATGATCTTTAATTGTTGAGCAGTAGTATTTAAAGTAGCGTCATTTAACTCTACTCCTGAGATATAGTCAGGTGAAGATCCTGCTGCGTACACAAGATCTGCAGTTTTACCTACATCAGTTACTGCTGAAGCGCCTGCATTATTAGATTGAATCTCGAACCTTTCATAAGGATCGTCAGAAACAAAACCAACAATATCAGTTGCTGTATTTGCTGCTTCTAAGTGGTTAGCCCACGTAGGCTTGCTTGTTGATGCGTCAGTATAGAAAACACCGTTTAGTGAACCTCTAATATTGCCACCTGCGCCAGCTACTAATAAGTAACCGCCCGCAGTTTTAACTGGATCCCATTGATAGATCGCAGCTGAACTTGCAGCTATTGAGTATTCAGATAAACCTTGATTGTCTCTATTCTGTCCGACTTTTCCTATTGCTTTCAAACCGAAAGCGGCGTCTTTATTTGCCATAGTATTTGTCCTCCTTAGACATTGTTAGTTTATCTTCGAATGGTCTAGTAATTGTTAAAAAATTAACTTTTCTTTGAGCCACCGAAGGTTACACGAGTTTGTCGATCAATATTGATCGGCATACTTGGGTGCTGTTCCTTCATTAAATCGTTGTCTACTGCCTCAACGTTATCTGCTGCCTGTTTTGTATAATAGTCAGCACGTTGTTTTGCGATTTCTTCCGGTACCCTTGCCAGCACAAGGCCGCCAACTCCGATCACTCCTGCGTATTTTCCGTCTTCAACTTGAGGATAATCTGAGTCTGGATATTCATCAGATCTAACTAATTCATATCCTGATCTAATTCTTCCAGAAACGTTTTTAGTGTCTTGGAATCCCATAGATTCTACTCTTATCCATCTGTGCTGAAAACCTGTTGGCGCAGGTGGTGCATCTAAAGATGATGGTGGAGTCCAAACTTTTTTATGAGCTGTTTTTTCTCTAGTCTGACTCGCACGCGAGGTTCTTTTATCGTTATTATCATTTTCCATATGCTTAAGCCTCCTTCGTGATTTTTAATTGTTTCGCATATTCTTCAAGTGGCACACCTAATTTTTTAGCAATTGCTACCTGCGATGGTGTGAGCCTCACAGTTCTGCGACCAGTATTTGTACTTCGCTTTGCTGAAGCTACTGTTTGTACGGGTTTGGTCGTTTCCCCTTTATTTGATGTATTTGTATCAAATTTCTGGGGGAATTCAAGTCTTATTCTTCTGTCTATTTCAGAATAATACTCATCAGATTGGGGGTCATAACCCTCTTCCTCTGTAAGTTTCTTATGTAGATCAAAAGCAGTATAGGTCATAGCATTATCTTGACCAAACCATGAGTTTCTAGATGCCCATGTTTCAGCCTTAGGATCTGGTGTACCTTGTGCCGCTTGTTGTCTATTTAAGTTTAATTCAGGTTGTCTAACTTGTTTAGCTTTATTAGCATTAAACTCTTCTCGAGCATTTTTAGTCTCTTCAAGTTTAGCTTTTTTATAACCAAGCTCAGAAATAGCAGTTAAAGCTTCAGCTTCAGCAGTAAGATCATTTGCTTCTCTAGCTGCTGCAAGTTTTGCCTGCGCTGCTTGTAAACCTGATGTAATACTATCTTCAGTTGATTTTAAAAAACTAGGCTCAAGTTTAGAGATCTTCTTTTCCGCCGCTTCTCTTAATCTGTATTGCCCTCTTGCAAATTCAGCAGCTTCATCTTTTTGTCTCTCAGCTTCTCTCCATTTATGAGTTAGTTTTGCTATTCTTCTTTGTACAGATTCACTGTACTGTTCTAATTCTTTCTCGTCCGTTTTAGGATCTTCTTTCGTTTCTTCTGTAGTCTCTTCTGTAGTCTCTTCTTTTGCTTCAATTTCATTTGAAGTTTCTTCTACGACAGGTCTTACAGACGGTTCTTCTTTTACTTCCGGCTGTTCAATTTCTGCCTGATCTTGTTCTTCTGCGATATCCACATCCATTGCTGGACCTGTTACATCGAGATCGACTTGTTTATTATCTAAGTCTGGCATAGTTTCCTCCTATTATACTATGTTAATATTGATGAAGTATGTCTTCGGGATTATCGATGTTTGCTAAAACTTCATCGTCATTTAGCAATCTTACTTCTCCGCCATCGATCTGGATTCTTGATCCAGCATATCTTGCAAAAATTATCCAATCACCTTTTTTACACCAAGGTCCTTCTGGAAATTTTTCTTTGTCATAACAGTGTGGTCCCATTTCAAGTACAAGTCCACATGTTGAACCAACTTGCTGTCTCTCTAAAGTTTCTTGTCCAATGAATAATCCACCTTTAGTTTTTTCAGGCATTTTAAATGGTAGAACTAAAATTCTCCATCCAGTTGGTCTAGGTAATTTATTTGATTCTTTTGTTTTAAGACGTTCGTATCCGTCCATTTCTTTTTGTGACTCTGTTTTATATTTATCCAGTAATGCTGACTTAGTCTCGGAAGGCTCCGAAGTCGACGACGTTTTCTGGTCTTTCTGTTTCAATATCATTTTTTTGCTCCTTAGGGTTTAGCAGGTTAGAGATTTCCTGAGATATTCTTAAATAGGCATGTGCCTGTCCCATCATATACTTGTATTTTTCCATATTGTCAACACCTCCGCCGATCATATTATCACCAATGTTTTGATAGGATTCTTTTAAGTGTTTTTGTATTTTATTTAATATTGTTAGTTCTTCATTTAACATTTGCTTTCTTTCCTTTATTTTCACCTTTTTTAATTATGTAGTCTTGAGTACCATTAGCACCTGTTTCTACTTCTTTTTTTAAAAACTTGAAAAGATTCATTTCCTTCATTTTCTTTTCAGCATGTTTTAAAAAACTCTCTAATACTTTTGTGTCTCTCATTTTTTATCTTTTAATTTACATTTGCATCTTGGTGCAGTAAACCAATTACTAACCTTATCAAAAGCATTGTCAATAGCTCCAAAAAATTTATAAAAAAATCTATCTATCATTTACTACCACCAATGTAACCACCAATAACTCCAATTAAACCTGTCACTGACATTTTCATAAGTACGATTATGCTGTCATCTATAGGTCTATCTTCTTTAACAGCTACCCAATAGTCTCCAATAATAATTATACCTAATAAAATTAGAACACCTGTTTTAATTAATAATATAACTATGTCTTTAAAATTTTTAATCATTAGCAATTCCACTTTCTAAGTGATTTATTTATTCTTGAATCCGGATCCCTTGCAGTCTTAGCTGAAGTTAATCTTTTCTTCATACCCTTCATTCTAGCACAAAATGACTTACGTCTCTTTGCAGCTTTAGAACCTGATTTTAATTTTGATGGTTTAGTTGTAACAGCAGTCTTTAATTTTGATCCAGGATTAGCTGCTCTATAAGATGCAACGCCTTTTCGGTTCAGGCCTCCGGATTCTGACTTACCTTCTTTTCTTTGCCAAGCCGGTGATTTACTTCCTGATGCAAATTGCCTTCTAAACATTACGTTTGTGATTTTTTAATTGCAGCTTCTGTAGGTGCACCTTTAGCACCTTTCTTTCTCATTTTTTCACCACGTTTTTTCTTCATAGCAATATTATACCAAAGACCTTTTTTAGCTTTTTTACCTTCTTTAGTAGTGTGATACTTAGAAGTTGATCCACCCTTTGACAGACATGCTCTATCATTAGCTACTTGTGTATTATATCTTCTATTAGCCATTAAGCAATTCCCATTACTTCTTTTCTAGGTGTTTTAACTTTAGTTTTTTTCTTTTTACCTTTAGTCATTAAAATTTTCTTTTTTAATTCTGGTGGTAAAGTTTTTTGTGCTTTAGTTAAACCATTGCCGCCGTTACCAAACTTTTTTCTCATTATTTTTTTCCTCCGTTTCTAAAAATTTCAGTTCCTTTTATACCATAAATACTCGCTACTACAAGTATCCAAAGATTAGTAAACCAAGAAGGTAGAGACGAGAAATGATCAAAGAAAATATTTACCTTTTCCATAGCAGTTGGATCGTCACTCAAAACCGCCCACGCCAGCACCGCTATGGGAGCTGACAATGTGACCAAAACCGCCTCATCCTTCCAGTCGGACTGTCGGGCTTCTAGAAGTTTACCTTGGTAAGCTTCCTTGCCTTCAGCCATTCTGGATGCGTGCAATAATTGCGCGTCAGACATGGCCATTTTAGTTTTTTGTTTATTAGCATAAACCTTACTTCCAGCAGAAATGGCTAATTTGATTGCCGATAACCACATATTAGTAAGCTTTTGATTTTCTTCTCTTGTCTTTTAACACTGCACCTTGACCTTGAACTTCTTCTTCAGGTCCACCAGTGCCAATATAGTTATAAGCTCTGTCAGCAGTTGTTTTAGATCTTGAATCTATCTCAATTTCTTGTTCAGAAACTTTAATTTCCTTAATTTTGTCTAATTTTTCCATATTTATCTCCTTATTTTTTTATTTTAACCTTTTTTAAAAGATTTGTCATTATTTAATCGTTACCACTTCGAAAAACTGAAACTTTTGGCATCATATTACCCTGATTTTTCATCATAGAGTCAGCGCTAGGTATAGTTTTGCTCAAAATAGTTTTTTCAATTGAAGTATCAGCTCTTAATTTAGCTAATTCTTCGTTCTGTTCAAGTTTTTCATCTTGATTTGACTGATTCATCATTGCTTTCATCTTATCAAGATCCATTCTGTCCTTAGATTCCTGTTCTTTTCTAGCATTTTCTTGTGCTCTAAGGTCTAATTCTCTTGCTCTTAGTTTTGCAATAGGATCATTATCAAATTGTGAAGTAATTTTCTTCTCTTCATTCATAAATTCTTCCATCATGTCCGCAATAAGTTGTGCTTTTCTTGCTTCAATCTTTTGAGTCATCTGTTGAACCTGCATTTGCATTTGTTGAGCCATTTGTGGATTCTGTTGACCCATTTGTTGAGCCTGCATTTGCATTTGTTGTAGTTGTTGCATCTCATCTCTAAATTCTATCTCAACTTGTTCTTGTGACATTAAACTAATATGTTCAAAAATATTTTTCTCTAAACTTGCCATCACCATTGGATTGTTTCTTGCAATGTTTGTCGCCATAAAATTTAAATGTGAAGTGATATGTGATCTATGATCTTGACCTGGAAAAGCTTGAAACTGTGCTCCACCTAACGCATCAATATGTTCTAACGCCGGATCTTTAGGCATAGGTTGTTGAGGTTTAACTAAAACAGCATCAATATTTTTT